CGGAGGCGACCCCGCGCCGTTGGTACATAAAAACTTCGTTTTTTGCCTAGTAGTGGTTTTTTTGGGGGGTGTTTTTGCAGCTGAGCGCTATATTTCGCGTAGCCAAAGGCTACTTTTCGCGTAGCTTTTCTAGTGAGCGTTGCCGTTGGGGCGTTTTGTCGCGTAGGATATGCGCCGCATGGGCAAAAAGAAGAAGAAAAACATCGTCGCAACCCTCTCCGAAGTTGCTCGGCAATTGGAGATTTCGACCAGAACGGTTGAATCGTGGCGGCGGCGGCCGAATCCCCTGCCAGGCGGGCAGGGCGCCTATGACATTGACGAGATCCGCGAGTGGATGATTTGCGAGGGCTTGCAACGCAAAGAAGAACCAGACTTCGCCAGTGACGAAGAAGGCGAGGACGGCGACGAACCAACCGCAAAGAAGTTTCAGAAACTTCAATTCGAGTTAGAGAAAGCCAAGGCCAGGAAGGAAAAAGCGCTCGCGGATCAGCATGAAATCAAAGCGAAACTAATCGATCCGGAATTCGTCTCAAGCCTTGAAGTCAACCAGTTTTTCGGGGAGTTTTTCGCCGAACTGCGGCGGAACTTGCTCGCAATTCCCGTTGATATGTGCGCCGCTTACCCGACCAGTTACCGGGCATCGGTGCAAAAAGACCTGACGAACCGGGCCGAGTTGTTTCTGAACCAAATGGGTGATTTTGTAGACCGCTTCAACCAGGCACACCAACCCGCGAATGCCTTGGATTCTCAAACCATCGACGATCAACACAATCCGGCCGGTTCCGGCGAGGAACACGTTTGATTGGATTGTTCGCCACGTTAGAACACCTGACGGGAAACCGTTTAACCCGTTCGATTTCCCTTGGACTGAGGGAATCTGCAAGGCTTGGGACCATCCCGCCGTCAGGCAAGTAACGCTGCAATTTGCTGCACGTTTGGGAAAGACGCTGCTTTCCAACTCGCTGATGATTTCAGCGCTCGAACACGACCCCGCGATCGGAATGATCGGTCTGCCGACCGAAGCACTTTTACGGGAAATGATTCGAGATAAATACTACCGGATGCTCGAACGCTGCCGGAAAACGCGGGATTTGATTCCAGCCGAAAGCGACCGAACCCAACAGAGAATCGACCTTGCTTCCGCAATCGTTTACGGTGCTTGGGCCGGCTCGCCAACATCGCTCGCCGACAAGGCGCCGAAATACAAGCACGGCGGCGAAGTAGACAAATGGACCAAGCAACGGAGCGACGAGGCCGACCCGCTCGACCTGTTTTTGGAACGCGGGATCGAGATCCCAGACCGGAAAACGCTTGTTGAATCGACACCGAGCATTGAAGGCGCTAGCCGCGTTGAGCGCCACATGCTGACCGGCTGGAACGCGAGATTCTTGGTTCCATGCCCAAAATGCAAGCATTTTATCGAATTGATTTCAGGCGACCAAAACGCCGGAATCGTGTTTGACAAACTCCCAGACGGTAAAGCCGATGAACGACTTGCCAAGACAACCGCTCGCTACAGGTGCCAGCTTTGCAGCAAAGAATGGGGCGATGAACACCGCCGCGAGGTAGTTCAAGCCGGAAAGTGGGTTGCCGAGGGGCAAACCATCGACAAGCGCGGCCGGATAACGGGAACAATGGCCGGTTCCTTCGAAAACGCTTCATTCCAGCTTAGCCGCATCTACGCACCTACTTTCACGTTCGGAGACATCGCGGGCGAAATAGCACGTTGCTTAAATGATCCCGCACGTTGGCACAACTTCAACAACTCTTGGATGGGGCGAACATACCGCCGCCGGCGAGCCACGAAAGAATGGTTCGAGGTTGGCGATCGCTTGGTCCAACCGTACCAAAAAGGCACAGTACCAGCCGGTGGGATATTCCTGACCGCTGGCGTTGACGTTCAGGCTGATCACTACGTCTACCTAGTTGCCGCTTGGGGGCATGAGGCAACCGGGTGGATTGTCGATTATGGAATTGCCTATTCCGAAAACGACCTGCTAGCGGTTCTGAGAGGCAGATTCCCGCACATCGACGGCGGACCAAAGGCGGGCATTCATTTGACGCTGGTTGATGCTGGCGAAGGTGCCAGGCAGGACGAGATAATCGACTTTTGCCGCCGAGCGAATCACCCAAAGGGGCCTTGGGTTTGGCCGAGTAAAGGAAGCTCGGGACCGATTAACGGCGGCCGAACCTACCGCGATTCAAACTTGGATGAACTTTCCACGAAAAGGAGCAAGACGAAGCGGAAAAACGTTGTCGGACTCAAGCATATCATGGTAAACACGCCATTTTTTCAATCTTGGGTGCAAGCTGCCCTGCATTACCGGCTGCCCAGCACGCCAAAATCAATCGCGCTACCACAGGAAGCACAAAAAGACGAAGATTTCCTTCGCCAACTGGTCAACGAAAAGCCGGAAGATTCAACCGACACGACCGGACACGCTATCACCAAATGGGTTGTGGTCGATGAATCCTGCCCGTGGGACTTTCGAGACGCTTTGCGCTACGCTCGCTGCGCTGCCGAGATATTCACTCGCGGCGCTTGGCAACGGGTTAGCAAAATGCGTACAATTCCGGCGCAAAAGCCAGAGGCGCAACCAGAAAAGCCGCCTCAACCAGATCGGCCGCGGTTGGAGCAGGAAGCACCCCAACCACCAAAGAACGTACAACCGTCTCCGAGTTTTATTCGCAGCGCGGTTTCGCGGCGATTCCTCAAAAGGTAAAGGATCTGCCAGTGTGTACCGGGGAAACGTGCGGCAAGTGCGGCGCAGGTTATTACGTCACCTACAAAACTGTTGTTGGTGTTGAGTTTCGAAAGCGACATTTGCGCTGCAACAAGTGTGGGCACAAGCCCGAGAATAACGCGGTTGCTGTCCCTCTCCGTTTCGCTCCACCCAGGCGGCGAACGGCATCCAATATCTCAGTTACTCAAGAGAATCGGATTTTCTAGCCGGGGGTAAACATGCCGCAAAAGGATTTAGCGAGCGGGTTGATTCAGCGAGCAAAGGAACAAGAGTCCTTTCGTGAAAAGAAAAACTGGTTCAACTCTTTGCCAGAGAAACATCGCGCCGAGATTTCGAAGGCAGCAAAAGAGGTTGAGCCGGCCGGGATTCCGTTCCTCTCATTAGCCAAGGTAATCAAAGCTACATTCAAGATTGATCGTTCTCCCGCTCACATTGCCCGCGTCCTAAAAGAACTGGCGGCCAAATGAGCAAGGAACTAATCGAACAAGCAAAACTTCTCGCCGCAGCTACCGCCGATGATCAACTCCGCGGCAAAGACACGCTAATCGCCGACCTACGCAAGCAATTGCGGGCGAAGGGAAATCGAATCGAAGAACTGGAAAAGACGATCGATCTGATTTGCCTTTTCAACGATAGCAGACACAAGCCAAAGAGGGCGCTTGTTCCAAAATCAAGATCGACTGAGGTTATTCCTCTGATCATCTGGTCGGATTGGCACATTGAGGAAAAGGTAGAGCGCAAAAAGGCGCTTGGATTGAATGAGTTTAACCTTGAGATTGCTGCGCAGCGGGCGGCCAAATGCGCGGAATCAACGGTCAAGCTAATTCGCCTTGCTCGGAACAATAGCCACGTTCGGGCAGTTTCGATTCTGCTTGGTGGCGATTTCATCACCGGCGACATTCACCAGGAACTTTCAGAAACAAACCTGCTTGGACCCGCCGAGGCTTGCATCTTGGCAAAAAACTTGCTGGTAAACGGTTTAGCGACCATTGCCGCCGAAAAGTACCTTGAGCGAATTCACGTTTCTTGCGTCGTTGGTAATCACGGACGATTTACCAAGAAAATGCAGATTAAGAACGGCACAGAAAAGAGTTTCGAGACAATCATTTACGCTGAACTGGCAAAAACGTTTCAGGATGCCCGGTTCCAGTGGTCGATCTGCCGCGGTGGTGTGAACGTCACTCCGCTGACTCCGGAATTCCTGGTTCGGGACGCTCACGGGCACCAGTTCAAGTATCAGGGCGGCATCGGCGGCCTGACGATTCCGCTGACGAAATGGGTTCACCGGCTCGATCAGTCTCAACCTTGCAACTACAACCGAATTTGCCACTATCACCAGTACGGTACGCCAACCCCGCGAACGCTGATGAATGGCAGCCTCAAGGGGTACGACGAATACGCCGCTGAACATGGTTTCGGCTATGAGCCAGCCCAACAGGCTTTCGCGCTCCTGGACTGTTCGAGGAACCGGATCGGTGGCACCTTTCCGATCTACTGCGAATGATCGTTCGTGCGTAATGCCAGATAAGGCAATCGTCAAAGCAATCGTCTAAGTCGATCCAATCTTCCATGATGGCACCCTCCTGAACCATTTTAGGCTGCCGTCAATCTCCCGATTCCCGCTCGGGGTTATTCGCGCGCGGAATTAACGTTTAATCCCGCTCGGTAATGCTTGGCAAATTGCCAGTAATGACCGCTCGGCAATGTTGAAATTTCGATTAGTCCGTAAGTTTGAAACATGGCTCAAACTTATGACGAGATCATCGCGTCCCTCCAAATCGCTCGCGACAAGTGCATAGAGGCGCTTGCGGAGGGCGGCGCTGGAGCGATCCAGGAGTGGGAAATCCGCGGCCGGCGGCTCAGGTTCAAGGATTTAACCCGAGAGATCGCGCGAATTGAAGCGTTGATTTCGTTTTACGAGCGGAAGAAATCAGGTCAAAGCGGTTCCTCTGCGCGGAGTCGCGCACGACTTCGTTACAACTAGCGCTAGCGGGCAGAAATGGGAATCTCGGACTCGATTGGGAGCGTATTCGATAAAATCGTTTACACGCTCGCCCCAAGGGCAGGCGCGAGGCGAATTGCTGCGCGAAAGGCGAAAGAACTCTTAGAGTCAAAGATTGCAAACGGACAAGCCAGAACCGCAAGCAAACTTCGCCGCCGCTCCTTCAAACAAGTCGAGCCGAACGAGACGCGAGATCCGCGCTACATTTCGGACGATTTGGAAATCCGTTCGCTGCTGGAAGATCAGCTTGTAGAACTGCAAACACGGGCGGTCGGACTCTATGGCGACAACTCGATCGCCCGATCGGCAGTTGAATCTCGCGTTACTTACGAGGTTGGGCAGGGGATTTCGATCAAACCCCAGGTCAAAACACGCAAGGGCAGTCGATTTCTGACACCTGAAAACGTTAAAGAGATAAACGACGCCTTGCGGGAACTAATCGACTCTCTTAGCGAGCATGGCGTAGACCGCACGAAAACGATGTCGCTGCCGATGGCTCAGCGGCTCGCGGTACGCGAATTCGCAAATGAGGGCGAATGTTTTATTTTGCTCGGTGCGACTCCGTTTGACGGGCGAGGCGCTTTTGCTGGGCCTGTCTCAACCGTCATGGAGTTTATTTCTCCGCGGCGAGTCGAGACGCCTCCGGATCTGTATGGAAACCCGAATGTTCGGTTGGGTATTCGCTACGGTGAGCGGCACGGGGAGATCCAGGGGTACTACGTTCGCCGAACACACCCTGACGACGCCGGGCCGAATCACGATGCCGGCTATGACTACTACCCCCGGTTTGATTCCGCGGGCAACGCGCGGATGCTTCACATTTTTGACCCGCTTTTTGCCGGTCAATCTCGCGGGCTGCCGTGGTTGACGGCAACCTTAAATAAGATCCTTGATTTTGACGATTTCTTCGAAGCTGAGATCATCGCCAAGCAAATTGAAGCCTGTTTCGGTTTGATCTTCAAGATCGCAAAGGATGAAGATGATCCAGATTCAACCGACCTGTACGGCATGGCGTTAAAGGCCGCCGAGGAGCAGACTCCCGAAGGTCAGTTGATGGAGTCGATCAAGCCTGGTTTCATCCAGCGAATTCGAGAAGGTGACGACGTTACCACCGTAGACCCGTCACGACCTGGGGCGAACTTCGCGCCGTTCCTTGAGGGCAGTTTGCGCATGATTGCGTCAAGCGCTCAGATTCCCTACGAGATTCTTGCCAAAAATTTCTTCCGAACTACGTTTGCCTCCGGACGCCTGGCAATTCTTGACGGGCAACTCGGATTCGCAATGCGCCGTTCGATTCTCCAAGATTTGATGCTAACCCCGTGGTATCGCCGCGTCATTAGCGACAAAGTTTTCGCCGATGAACTTTGGGGTTTGTTGCCAATTGAGGAGTTTGTGCAAGATCCTGATTGGTTTACTCGCCGGAAATACTACTGCAAGCAGATGGGTTTGATCGACCCTGAGAAGCAGATCAAGGCATTCAGCCTTGGAATGAAGGATGGAACGCTGAACAAGGCGGATTACCACGAAGAAAACGGATCGGATTGGGAGGCCGCCGAAGAACAGAGGTTCGAGGAACGAAAGCGGCTGATCGATGCGAATCTGGAACTCGAAGCGTATGAAGCCGAGCAGCGAAAGAAAAAGGGATTGCCGCCAAAGCAAGAGGCAAATGCCGACGAAGATTTGGTTTTGGCGGACGAAACGATCGATCCAGACGAATAAGTAGCATGATGCGTTTTTGGTAGTTGGCAAATGTCAGTAAATGGATTTACAAGCTAATGGGAATACTCGCTTTTCCATCTAGCACAATTCTCGATTCGACAGCGGCAGGGCGATCCATCCTGACTGCCGCCAACGCTCCTGCGCAGCGTTCGCTGCTTGAACTTGGAGTTGCCAATTCACCCACCTTTGTATCGCAGACTTTAACCGGGCAATCGCTTACTCTTCTTCAAGCGTTTAGTTTGCTTGACTTGTCAACGACTTGGAACACGACGGGAACGCCAACCGCGATTTCGCTCAACGTGACTGACACGGCAAGCAATGCGGCAAGTTTGCTTGTCAATCTTCGGGTCGGCGGGACCAGCCTGTTTAACATCGACAAAGCCGGTGTCGTTACGGTGGCTCAACGCATCGCCTTTGATAGTGGAGCAGGAACGTCTCCACGATTACGGCGACTCGGTTCAAGTCTTGATTGCGTAAACAATTCAGAAACAGCGTTTTTGCCTTTTCGAGCCGGTGAATTGTGGCTAGGCTCAAGCCTCGCTCTTGTCCTTGATGCAAGCGACATTCTCGCACAACGGCGAGGCGCAGTCGCCCAAGCCTTCCGCCTTTACAACACGTTCACCGATACGAGCAACTACGAGCGAGCCAAGTTTGCTTGGGAATCGAACGTCCTGCGAATTGGCACGGAAAGGGCCGGAACTGGTATCGGACGTAACTTGGAATTTACAACAGGGGGTGCCGCTCGGCTAACTATTGACGCAAACGGTTCAGCGTCATTTTCAGGAAACATATCGACCGCAACCGGCCAAGTACAGTTGAGTAATGTTATCCTTTCTTGCGGAAGCAGCATTGTTAATTTTACCGGCAATTTGTTTCAGCCGGTTTCTCTCCGAGTTTTCAACATTACAGACGCATTTGGAATTAACGCCGAATACGGGCAGTTTGCATGGGACTCAAACGTCTTGCGGATCGGCACGGTTAAAACTGGTACGGGTGTAGCCCGCGCATTGGAGTTTCAAACGGATGGTGTTACCAGACTGACACTAGCGGCAACTGGTGCAATAACAGCTTCCACTCGGTTTAATTTTGCCGCCCCAACAACCGGAGCATCAAGTGCGAACCTCCCATCGGGCAGCGACCCATCAAGCCCGGTGCAAGGCGACTTGTGGGTCAATACCAGCGGCGACCTGCGATACCGAAACGCAAGCTCGACAATCACCCTTGGCAGCGGTGGTGGTGGTGGAGTCTCCGATGGCGACAAAGGCGACATCACGGTTTCCGGTTCAGGGGCAACGTGGACGATTGATAACGATGCGGTGACTTACGCCAAGATGCAAAACGTCTCGTCAGCAATTCGGATTCTTGGCCGAGGCGAAGGAAGTGGGTCAGGCGATGTGCAGGAGTTAACGCTAGGCCCGAACCTGACAATGACAGGCACAGTTCTCGATGGACCAGAAACAGTTGAAAATTTCGCGTTTTCCAACATTGCCGTTTCCGGTCAATCGACAGTTTCGGCAGACGGTTCCTTTGACACATTGACTTTGGTAGCGGGCAGCGGAATTTCAATCACGACAAACGCGACAACTGATACCGTTACCATTTCAGCCACAGGCGGCGGTGGCGGCGGCGGTGGTTTGTCTCGATACACAGCAATTGCACTGGGCTGGTAAATGAAAAGAGTTGACACAACTGGATACACCTTCTCAGCGTCGGGAAAGACCGTCACGTTTTCACAGTTCGCAGATATTGGGCTGGGGCGAATTTTTCTTATTAACAACAACACTCGCGGCGTTGTGATTTACGACCCAAGCCAAACTACGACCAAAGGTAGCTTGGCTGGATCGGTGCTGACTTTAGACTTTGACACCACTGGGCAAAACAACGCCGATTCGCTTTCGATTTTCTGGGACGATTCAACCTATGTTTCCGCAGCAACACCGATGCCAGTTGTTGCCTATGGCGAATTGCTTGAAGCAATCGAAGCAATGCGGTTTGCGATCAACACGCTGACCAAGACAATCGGCATGGCACTACCGAACGCGCAAGGCTTTCCAATCATGGAAGTGCGGCAGGCAACGGCGGCGAACTTGGCCGTTTCTGTTAGCGGTACAGTGACTAGCAACATCGGAACCGGCTCACTCGCCAATCAAACGCAAATCGGTGGGTTTGCGGCAAACGACCAAATCCCGGCATTGATGCACTTACAAGCCGACAATCTCCGGCGAAACATTTCAGTAACTTAGGAAGCAACCCATGCCAACAACCAACGGAAACCGAAAAATTCTCGACCTGAAGCGTTGGGAGTTTTGCGCGCCATCACCGAACGCCAGCGCGGCGGGTTCGTTCATCATCTCGTCGCGCCACTTCCGCCAGCAGCAAATGTTTGTCGTCTCTAATGCAATCGCGTTGATCTACAACCCAAGTGAAGATGGTTGGATCAACATTGCGTCTCCCGGCCTTGCTGGCACGTTTGGCGCGGGCGCGAGCGGGACCGCAGGCGGATGGTCAACCGGCTCGACCGTTGGCGCAGGTTCGCTGACGGCGACCGCTGGCACGACATCCACAATCACGACGAACCAGAACCTTCAGCGCGATCTGCGGGGCTACAAAATCCACATCCTTTCCGGCCCGAACAATGGCGCGGTGCTGGATATTGCCAGGAACACGACCGGCGCGAGTTCAGTTATCACGGTCGCCACGCAAGGAACTGCTTTCAGCGCCTCGACGGTCTATCGTTTGCTCACTCCGCGCTATTATGTTGTTGGCGCAGGCACCCTGGCGGCTGCAAGTTTTCGAGTCTATGACTACGCCACGAACACTTGGACGACGCTCTCGCAGACTGGCTTGCCCGCATCGCTGGCGACTGACGGCAAGCTGATTTCAACCCCTTCGATAATTGATGGCGACTTCAAGACGTTTGCCACCGGGACCGCGACCAGTGCAACCGGCACGACACTGGTGCAGACGGGCAAGACCTGGACTGCGAGCCAGTGGATCAATTCGCAGGTTCGCATCACAGGCGGAACCGGCGCGGGCCAAATCCGAACGATTACCGCGAACACTACCGACACGCTGACAGTTGCGACTTGGACCACCAACCCTGATGCGACCTCAACCTATGCCATAGAGGGCAACGACAACTTCCTCTACTACATCGGAAACAATGCGGTCACGATGTACCGCTACGACATTACGGCAAACACTTGGTCAACACTCTCGCCGGGGGTCGCTCGCGGCGGCGCGCCTACGACGGGCATGTCGGGCCACTGGGTTCACTCGTCCCCCGAAGCGGACTGGACAAACGAAAGCGCGATCCAGAACGGGCGATACATCTTCTCTTTCCGTGGTGCTGCTGGCGCATTGCTCGACCGCTACGACATTGCTGGCAACACTTGGTCGGCGGTCGCTTACGGCCCCGCAACCGAAACGTTCACAACGGGGACGAAGTATTCGCTCCAAGGCGGCAGGCTCTACATTCAGAAGGAAGCGACGGGCCGCTGGTTCGCGTACGACTTTGCGCGTGCGGAAATGTTTCCGTGGGGAACAATGCTTTATCCGCAGGGGGCAGCAATCCTTGGTGACACGGCTTTTGACGTAATCTACCGAGACGGATCGACGGACATTCTTTACGTCTACATATTGCTCAATACTTCAACCATCCTCCTGCGTCAAATGGTGATCTAATGACGATTGAATACATAATTTCGATCTTGGAGCGCAAGGTGGCAAATCTCGGCTCCGCGAAAACAAGTGCCGAAATGATAGGCGATTTGGAACGTGTAGAATCGCTACAGGCAGAGATTGTTGAGACTCAAAACTCGATAGCAAATCTTAAAACCCTTTTAGATTAGACATGACACCAGAACAAGCATTACAGATTCTCGACCAAGTTTGCCAGAACGTGCCGGGGACTCGCAAGGACCACGAAGCTATCACGCAAGCAATTTCCGTTTTGGCTGAAGTAATCAAACCAAAGGACTGCGAGCCATGCCCGAAACAATCGTGATTCCACTTGACCAGCCAGTTCAAATTCCATCTTCGCCAGCAAAGCAATTTGAGGCGCTGTGGGTTACTCAGGTGCTAGTGCGCACGTTGTTGCCGACTGACCAATCAGGCGGTGGTCTGGTAACGATTGAATACGTTCCGATGAACGCGACGACCGGCGAGGTTTTACCTCAACCGGCTTCAATCAGTTCCGACAAATTGATGCAAGCCGTAAGCGAAGTGCCGGAAGTGGCTCAGGCAATGAGTGCAATCTTGCTCGCCATTCAACCGCTTAAGGCTTGGATTGAAGCGCAGCAATCGGAGTAACACATGGCAACCCAACAAATCGAATTTGAAGCACCATCCGGCTTAACGCTGACTTGCACCTTGCATCTCGCAGGCTCGGACACAGTTTCGTACACAGCCTCGGCGGTAACAGAGCAAACCAACCGAAAAGGCATCTACCGAGCTACGTTTTCATCGGTATTTGTAAACACGTATCAACTGATTGCCCGAAGTGGTTCGACTGGTGTGGCATCTTGGTGGGGTTACGTTCAAGACATTGCCGCAACTTTTTCCTTTGGCACAAGTGTGACAAAGACTGATGGATACGTTAATTCATTCATTTCCGAGCAGATTGCAACTGATATTGAGAATGGTATCAACAATTGGGACGTTGGTGTGGCAACCATCGCATTTACAACTTCAAGTCAAATCGGAAACGATATTGAAATTGGTGACAACAATTGGGACATTGCCAGCAGTACGATAGGCAATGCAAGTGCATACAGCGTATGGAATTCCCTTACTTCGAGTTACACGACAAACAACACGTTCGGCCAGCGAGTGCTACGCTCGACCACGAGCCATTCTACGGTCGCAGTAACCGGCTCAAATCACGTTGCCGCCGATGTTCACACAATTCAAACTGGCGCGATTGTTGATTCCGATTTTGCGTCGGGCAGCATCTATGAGAAGCTCGGAACGCTGATTGAGCCAGACCCAGTAAGCGGTTTTCGTTACACGACTCAAGCTCTTGAGCAAGTACCCGCTTCTCCCGGCCTTGATGCGGCTGGGGTTCGTTCGGCCATTGGCCTTGCAGCGGCTAATCTGGACACGCAACTGTCTGCAATCGACGACTATATTGACACCGAGGTTGCAGCAATCAAGACCGTTACCGACAAGCTAAACACTACGGTCGAAATTGATG